TATTTCTATGTCAGCAATAGGGATATTTTGCATGTTAGATTTCATAACATTCCTTTTAGGAGTTCAGTAGCAAGGGCATTCTTGGCCTTATCACTTAGGCCTTGAGTATAGGCGAATATATCTTGCTGCTTCAGGTTGGATTTCTTAGGGGCGCGAGCAACTTTGGCCGGGGTAGAGGCTTGTTTCCGTAGAGACTTTTCAGGTCTACGTCGACGATTAGTACGGATGGCCGTAAGGAGTTCTATTACTTCTGCACGGCCCATCTGGGTTATGGATTTGCGGAGGGCGTCAAGGGTAGCCATGATTACTCCTTATTCACACTATGGGTATACTCTCTTCCGGCCTTTGCCAGTTGCACTACATCTAAATGCCCAGACATAATGGGGGCCAGAGCTTCGAACCCACCCTTTGCATGTATAGCTATGAGGCCATCTATCAAGGCATGAAAGATGACCCTCTGAGTTCCGTGGGGGAAGATATTTTTAAGAGCAGATTGCTGATCCTCCCTTATTTCAATAGATAGACGGGGCTTGTAATCTTCATTTGACATCAATCTTCACCCTTACATTCAATTAAAATAGCATTTTTAAAATCTACTTTATAATTATTATTTTGCAAATCTAGATTTAATTCTTTTACAACTATGTTCCACCATTCCTTTTTACGTTTTAGATGCTGATTTGATATATTAGAATGATATTGCAATGCTATTTTTAATGTATTATCAGAAGTAATTTTATCAAGTGATATTTCATCTATTTCTTTAATTCTTTCTGCAGATAACTGTAAACTCATAATTTCCTCCAAAGAATGGGGACCGAAGTCCCCACTCATTTGCTTTATAATATTATGTTATGTAGCAATCCTTTATTTAGTATGGAATTTCGTCCAATCTTCTGCTAGACAATCCGATACAGAAGGTACCCATCCCGGCTGCCATTTTCCTTGAGCATTCCATAATACAAAATAAGGTTGGGAATCCAAAGGAGTATCCTTTCCTATATACTTCGCAGTACGATCATTTACCTTAGCACCAGGCTCTTGGGAATTAAAGGAAGGAAGTTTAAGTTTGGGCATCAATACTACCCATTGCCCCTTACCATTCCATCCATAGCGGTAACACTTATATCCAAGTTTAAGCTGAATTAAAGCCTCACCGAAATTCATATTAGGCTCCAGTAATGAATTTCTTAATCTTATTCTGGGCACCATATTCCTGGGTTTCTTCCCGAGTTAGGATAGCATAGCCTTCCCGCCCGATCATGGAGTTGAAGTTGATCTCCGTGAGGTTGAAGGCTTTCTTGAAACACTCAAGTTCCCATTTATTACTGTTGTTTTTCTTAGCGTCGAGGTCATCAGAGGGAAGGCCAAAGAACTTGGAAATTCCCTTGGATGCCGCTTCAGAGGGGATATCGAAGTTGACCATAAAATACCTGTTACCATTTCCGTCGATGGAGATGATCTTACCTTCTTTCTTCCTAAGGCCAGTAATACGGATCTTATATTCCCCGTCTTCTACCGCAGTAGGTTCGACGGCATCACTGGTGTCGATATCCAGGAAGTCTTCGTTCTCAGAGGCGGCAGATTCGGCAGAGTTAAATTCGTCGTAGCTCATGGTGTTGCTCCTGTTTTGAATTATTAGGGGATTAAGTGTGGGGATGGTTAGTTACAGCTCATACTTAGTAATTCCAAAGCACCTTTTAATTTACCTATGATCTTCACTTTTTCTTTAATGTTGGGGAGTGCCTCCACTTTGGTTATTAATGTTTGGGTTACATCAAGGATGATGGTTAGAGGATCGGGGCCAAGGCCCATTGTAACTTCTCCGTTTTCAACAGAGGGGGGATCTGGCTTCCAGGAGTCTAATTCCTCTTCAGAAATATCACCCTTATCTTCGGTTAATTCTTTTTCAACTTCAGGAAGTTTAACTTCCTCTTTCTTTAATGTACTTAGTTTCATGTGTCATAACCTCACACTTCGAATTTTATCTTTGATTTATCCAGGCCAACCCCGGAATAATACTCGTCAATACGGTCAGAAACCTTTCTAAGGTCATTGGGAATCTGACTGGGGAACATTCCGTATGGGGACTTAGCATTGGTGAACCCGTCGGATTGAGTGGAGAAGATATACTTCCTATTGTCCCTCTCACCTATGACATCACCATAGAGGACGATTGTAGATAAACCCTCTGGAGTGATCTTATCATCAAGGAGTTTGCCCAGGGTTTTCATCTTACGTTCCCCAGAAGCAGTCTCCTCCTCATGGGTAAGGAAGTAGATCTTTAATCCTGGTCGAAGTTTAGTGGCAAGGACTAAGATCTCCCAGATATTCCTGGCCATGATAGTAAACTTATCAAAGCCTTTTACCATTGCCTTATCCATAAATTCAGTGGCCATGATATACTGGCCATCATCAATCACTAGGGAGTTGAACTTAGGGGTACCATCAGGATTCTTATCATCACTGGCAGTCTTCATGATCCGGCGAATAGTATCGGGATTAGACTGGGTGATGGTATTCTTGCCATCTACGTACTTAATACCATTAGGAAAGGGTAGAGGTTTACCTATTACAGATATGATAAAAGTAGATTCAGGGTCAAAGTTGCGGAGGGCAGTGGATTTCCCTCGGCCACTTTTAGCAATGACCATCACCAGGATGGACTTCCCACCTTTGTACATATCTATTGTGGATTCAGAGGAGATTACTAAATCTCCGTTAGATTCATTTTCAGCCATGACTTCTCCTTGTTATTATAATCTGACTTTTAGTTTAGCAGCAAAGGCTTTCTCAACATATTTAGCATCCCACCTACTTAAGATTCCATCAATTAAGTGAGCGGCCCTAAGATAATCATGATAGTCCTCAGGGGATAATAGTTTTAAATCCTTAACTTCATTAACTCTAAAAGTAAAGTTAAATAATATACCCTTAAACCAATTTCTTTTAGTAGCAAGTTTCTGCTTAGGTGATTGTCCTTTCATAGGGTTAGTACCTCCCGAAGGTCTTCTTCCAAAGGATTCCAAAAGGATACTTCCATGTCTACCGGCATACGTTCTAGGTGTTGGAGAGGATTTTGCCATCCTTGGCACAGGTCGAAATAAGTACAAACCCTATTGAAGTTGGTACAACTCCGGCCATTCTTAGGGAAGCATACCATTAGGTCGTCACGATCAGTGGTGTTAGATAGCATCTCACGATCAGCAGCAATAAGATCCATCCATCTCTTTGTATTCTCAAGCCAGGAATACATATGGGCATTGCTTAGATTTACAGGGAAACGCTGGAGGATGAAGTTTTCTACTCCGGCCTTAACTCCTTTAGTCTTCTTGAAGCAGAGAAGATTGATAATAATTCCTGCTACTTGATCAGGAGGGAAGAGACAGTTAAGGACATGATTGTAAGTCCCACACTGAATTCCCATCTGATGTTGGACAATGTAGTTTTGATGAATGGCATTGGCCTGAGTTGTCTTATGTTCCAGGGAGACGTAGAGACCAGTGTAGTTGTCCTGGAAGATAGTGTCCATCTTAAAAGCTACCCTATGATTGTCACTCAGGGAGATTGTTCCTCCGAATTCCGTCTTGTAGACAGTGTACTGGGCTTTATCTCCCTTATAATCCTTCAGATACTTTATGAGAATGTCGAAGAATCTAGCAGGGGTCTTAGGCCAGAAGAGTTCATCTGTGGACTTCGGAAACACCATACGGTAATCAGTATTGAAGATTTCCAGGGCTTCCATTGCACTTTCTACTGTATAGCCGTTGATAATTACATGCTCAAGGGCCTTGTGGACACAAGTTCCAAAGACCAAGTGGTTGGAGGGATAAGAGGAGCGCCACCCAAGCATATACTCATAGAAGAACATCCTCGGGCAATCCTGATATGCTTGGATCTTTGTAGAGTCAAGCACATCCTGAGCAGGGTGATAAGGGATGGGAAGAACTTGCATTGAGATACCTCATTTGGTATTCTTGTTATTAATAAAGAACATTATTTGTTCAGCAATTAGGCCAGAACTCTTTCCCCGCATTAGTTCAATAATCATACTGATGCAAATCTCTGCTGAAATTCCTCCTTTGAACATTTTAAGAATTTTAGTCATATCTCGTTTAGTCATCTGAGATTCCCCCATTCATGAAGATGCAACGTTTACGATAGTGGCCCTTCTTATCAGAGCCAAGTTGGTAGATAAGCATGTTGAGGCGTCCGTGTTTATGTGCGAACATGGCACAGAGGAGGGAGGATAAGGTGGCTGGCCCGGCTATGATGATGAAATCTTCGGGAGAACTATCCATTAGGATCTCCTCGAAGTGTCGATACATCTTACCCATACCACTTGTGTCCACCTTACCACTGGTTACTACAACAAGGGAACCAAACTTTTCGGCTATCGAAAAATCATGGCAGCCTTTATTAGGGATGTAGACTTTAGTTTGGTTCATAATAGATCCTTTCCTGTGCTTTGTAATATAATGTTACATAGCATTGTTGGTGTTAGATGATTCTCACTGCCCGACTAAATAGTGGGACTTTATTCTTATCGGACATTGTCTGGTATTCGACCTGAAGGTAACTCCCTGTGATTTGCTGAGGAGCCTCTTCCCATTGTTGCCAAATTGCCTTACGTTTATCATGATCGAGTTTACCTGCACCTACGGAGAAAGGGGTCTTCATATCGTCGATACAGTTGAATCCTCCTACCATTCCCTTAGGAGTTCCATCCTCAGCTATGGCCTCATACACTCCAACTATCTCATATTCGTCGGTAGCTTTAGGTTTAAACTTCATCATGGCACCAGATCTACGACGGACATAAGGTGAGGACATCTCCCGGATGATAAATCCCTCATAATATTGAGATATGTATTCTTCGTAGAGGGCATATACTTCATCCAAATTTTTAGCAACGTCTACCCTAACAAGTTTGAGGGAAGGTTGATTAGCATTATGAAGTATACGTTGGAGGGCCAGATAACGGATCAACTGTTGGGAATTCTCACTAGGAAGATCAAACAAGTGGAGTTCCATCAAACCGTAGTTAGGATGTAGAGAAGTGGTGCGACTAACAATCCCATGAATCTCGGCCCATGTAAAGCCATGAACATATAGTTCACCATCATACTCACCAGGGGGTAGACTTGCCAAACAAGCTTGTTGGATATGAGGGACGGACATGATTAATTCTTCGGTGCTACTAAGGAGTAAACAGGTGTCTTTGGATACTATGGCCCTGCACCTCTCCCCGTTAAGTTTAGGTTGAAGTAAGTAAGGAGGCTCCCACCGGGTTTGAAATCTACCCTGATTCAGGAGGCGCCTCTCCTCGAAGGGCATAGCAAGTTGAATGCCAGAGCGTTTAGGATGAGTCATAATTG